GAAGCATGGGCTGAGCGGCAGTTAAAAAAGGTAACTAGGTAACAAGGTTGATTTTTCCGGAATCTGTGGTAAATTCGTCATAACGATGGGCGTTTTATGCCTGACGTTAGAAGAGTTTCTACAACCCGCCGCCGAGCGGGTTTTTTATGACTGAAATCGCGTCAGTACAGTAAACGCGCTGGTGGCGGTGAATACCTGTCTTTCAGCTTGCTGGCTTTTTCGACAAGAGTTATTGGTGTGTCACGTTAACCGGAAAAGGAAAAGACATGCTAAAACAGCAGGATATGACAGAAACCGCCAGAGTGGTGTTTAATGAATTAAGCGTTACCGAACCGGCGACAGTCGGGGAGATAGCGCAGAATACTTACCTTTCACGCGAACGCTGCCAGTTAATACTGACCCAGCTGGTTATGGCGGGTCTGGCAGACTATCAGTTCGGTTGTTACAGACGCCTTCCGCAGTGAAGGCTTTTTTATTTGTGGTAAATGGGCGGCTGGTGGGTGTTAGGGGCACCCACCAGCCATCTGCTCATGCGTTGGGTTCACAAGCAAACCTCAGGCCCACTGCTTTGCGCAAAAGCAGAATGAGCCTATCAGAGACAGGCTTAATGATCCATGCTTAATACTGTAAAAATATCCAGTTGTGAGTTAATCAACGCCGACTGCCTGGAATTTATCCGGTCGTTACCCGAAAATTCTGTTGACCTGATAGTCACGGACCCGCCGTACTTTAAAGTGAAGCCTGAGGGCTGGGATAACCAGTGGAAGGGCGACGATGATTACCTGAAGTGGCTGGACCAGTGTCTGGCGCAGTTCTGGCGGGTGCTGAAACCTGCCGGAAGTCTTTACCTGTTCTGTGGTCATCGCCTGGCATCTGATATCGAAATCATGATGCGTGAACGCTTCAGTGTGCTGAACCATATTATCTGGGCGAAGCCGTCCGGACGCTGGAACGGATGCAACAAGGAAAGCCTGCGGGCGTATTTCCCCGCCACAGAGCGCATTCTGTTCGCGGAACATTATCAGGGGCCGTATCGTCCGAAAGATGCCGGGTATGCGGCGAAGGGCAGTGCACTGAAACAGCATGTGATGGCCCCGCTGATTTCTTACTTTCGTGATGCGCGAGCTGCCCTGGGGATAACGGCAAAACAGATTGCAGATGCCACAGGAAAGAAAAACATGGTGTCGCACTGGTTCAGTGCCGGTCAGTGGCAGTTGCCGAATGAAAGCGATTATCTGAAATTACAGGCGCTGTTTGCCCGGGTGGCAGAAGAGAAGCATCGGCGTGGTGAACTGGAAAAGCTCCACCACCAGCTGGTGGATACGTATACCTCACTGAACCGGCAGTATGCGGAGCTGCTGAGTGAATATAAACATCTGCGGCGGTATTTTGGCGTGACGGTGCAGGTGCCGTATACCGATGTGTGGACGCATAAACCGGTGCAGTTCTATCCCGGGAAACATCCGTGCGAAAAACCGGCAGAAATGCTGCAGCAGATAATCAGCGCTAGCAGTCGTCCGGGTGACCTGATTGCAGATTTTTTCATGGGGTTGGGTTCGACAGTGAAAGCGGCACTGGCGCTCGGGCGTCGTGCAATTGGCGTTGAGCTGGAGACTGAACGTTTTGAGCAGACGGTTCGGGAAGTACAGGATTTAGTCAGCCAGAACGGATGATATTGAAGAATTAATTACGCGTCGTTATTATGCGGCTCCCGGCCCTTTAGCTCAGTGGTGAGAGCGAGCGACTCATAATCGCTTGGTCGTTGGTTCAAACCCAACAGGGGCCACCATATCTATCAAGGGGTTACGTTAACAGCGTGACCCCTTCGTTTTTTCTAGGATACCTATAGGATACCGTGACAGAGTATAAGCAGGTATAAAAACAACAAGTTACGCAACATCATACCTGTCATGAAACTTTAACTATCCGACATGATAGCTGGTCGATGATCACGGATAATCCGTTATGTGGATCCCCATATCGGCATCAGGCCCACCAGCGTGAAGCGTTTTTCATTTTTCGCGGGTATAAAAAATCGATGGGGCTGGCAGTCCGGAAGACGTCAGGGTACAGAGATTTGACCCGCCCCTCCCTGTGCATGGGCACAATAAGTAACCGAAGGCGGAATTCCGCCCTCGGTACTCACATATGAGAAACGATATTTCTTCCTCTGATACCCAAAATATGGGTATCACAAGTAACCCCCAAAATCTGGGTGTTGCTCTTACTACCCAAACTACGGGTAGTTTCCGTAATTTCATGGTCGAGTTGCAGATCTGCAACTCACCCACCAGCCAACGCAATTTTGCGTTATCGGGAATATCAGCAAGTTACCGCCGCAGCCGTTCCGGCTTCTTCCACTGGTAAGTATTTTTCGCGCTCTCCCTCCGTTGTTGAGAACGGCGACGGTATGCCAGCAACTCAAGGACTCTTGTTCGTATGTTGCGCATATCCACGCCGTTAAGCTCAATACCGTCACGGAGCATCACCTCAGCCACCACACGCGCGTAATTTTCAGCGGTGACTGTATCCGGCTGCGCGGCCTGTTCGTCAGCCAACTGGCTGATTCCACCAGCACAGCGGATTAATCGCAGTATTTCAGATTCGGTCATTATCATGCCTGTTTTGCGACCTCATTCACTACGTCATTTTTTACCATCCGGCTGATAATCTGATTACGCAAATCGTCAATAATTGACTGCACTCTGTTTACTGCCATCGGTTTAAGCCCGGCATCACGTGCCAGAATATTGGGGAGTTTTGCCAGTTCCTCGCTTACGATTTCCCCCCATATAGCCATCTCTTTTCGCACATCATCGGCGGGTATGAGTTGCGCCGTTTCCTGTTCGAACTTGAGGCGCTCACGTTCGGACTGATACCAGGCCTTACGGTCATGTGGCTCCATTTCTTCCAGTGATGCCGGAACGGGAAGATCAAGAAAACAGGTCAGAATGTCAGTCACCCGATAGAGTTTCAGCTTGTCATGCCCTCCGGCTGGCTGGATGTTTTTCAGCCTTGCCGCCGCAGTCTGACGACATATTCCCGCTATCGCCGCCAGTTGATTAATGTTCAGCATCAGATTTTTCAGTTCTCGATCCATACCCGCTCCAGAATGTTTTAAACATGCATCTTGCGAACAACTTTCAGAAGAGTTCAAAAAATGCGCTATATGTTGAGCATAAAACAAGCAAAACTAACATACCAAAAATAAAAATACTTAAAATTCAATATCATATGAAGATGATGATGACGAATGAAAATGCAAAAACTAGCCTTTTTCCGCGCCGCTCCCGCCCCGCGGCAGGCCACCTCACCGGGAGGACCCACCCAAAAAAGGCGACTGTCACTATTGTTTATGCTCCATGAGCGACAAAACCGCCCGCAGGCGGTTTTACATAAAACGTTTTGTATCAGCGACCAATCACCACAATCTGGCCGCCATCCCCTTCATCTGCCGTGCTGATCTCTTGCGAAATCACCCGCGACCCGACGCGCATTTCACCGTACAGAACAGGCACAACATTGCCCTGGGCAACCATGTTATCCAGAGAGGAGAAATAGGTGTTCTGCTTACCGTTATCCGTGGTGCTGGCTGTTGCTGTGCTGGCTTTCGGTGCCAGCATCTGTGCAACACCACCAAGTGTCATCGCCGCCCCCATTGAAAAGAGAATGTCACTGAAAGCGATACTGATTCCTGGCATCCAGATTGCCGTAGCAATCAGCGCCGCACCAAGCACCGCCTGAAACACGCCGCCACTTTTGGCACCAGCCAGACGCGGTACGATGTGGATCACGGCACCATTTTCCAGCGGTTCATTAAGACGGGCTGATAATTCGTTTTCGCCTGTATCACGCCCGGCAATACGCACCTGATACCAACCATCGCTCAGTTTCTGACGAAACGCTGGGATCTGCATGGCCAGCGCCCGGATGGCTTCGGCCCCCGTTTTCACATGAAGATCGATGCGGCGGCCAAATCGTTGTAAATCCCCGTAAAGGCAGATGCGTGCCATGCCCGGTGACGCCAGAGGGAGTGTGTGCGTCGCTGCCATTTGTCGGTATACCTCTCTCGTTTGCTCAGTTGTTCAGGAATATGGTGCGGCAGCTCGCCGCCCCACGTGTTCAAAGTACCGCCTTGTTGTCATGCTCCATTCGATTTCAGCAATCCACGATAATCGAGGGCCGCGACACCTGCATCTATGCGCACCTTCCAGGCGACACCATCAACAGTAAAGCCCACCTGCTCCTCAAGATATGGCGTATCCATACCATCAAGATAAGCGACTTCTATTGTGTCCATCCCCTTAGCTGCGGCTACATACCATTCCTTGCTATTGGCCTTATCAAGACGTGGCTCAACAATTACTTCTGCCATATCTTTCACAACGTTAATGATGCCGGGGTTCTGATTGATAGTGCCCTCATCACCAACCGGAAAGACTGATGACGATGACAGAATGGCGCGACGCGCGGCAGATTCCAGCGCGGCAGGGACCAGAACAAAAGCAGGGGTAATATTCAGTGAGTCGCCGTTAGCATCCTCCTGGAGGCGCATCAGCTTACGGGCTTCATCAAGCCCCACCATGTCCATATCCTTCGCAATAAGATTTTTATGATCGGCATGGAATAACGCTTTACCATCCGTAAACTTGCCGTTGCTGGTTAACAGGAGATAAACCAGATTGCCAACTGTTCTGGCGGCTGCGCGTCCCATCGCCATGGGGATTGTAGTTAACTGGGTCAGGTCATCGTTGATAATGGCCTGACGGGTAACGGAAAAAATATTCCCGTACGTGGCCAGCGCAATAGGTACACCTTTATCGCTGGTGGTGATGTATTTATATTCCGCACCTTCCGGTACTTTATCCAGCTTTGAAAAACCATTCAGACCAACGCGCTTTGCTTCATGAAAGTTTGAAAGCGAACCGGTACGCGTCCATTTCTGGAACGTTTCGCCGCTGTCCTGCCAGCCTTTCAGTACAGATTTTTCAGCCCCACCAGCCAGAATATGAGAAAAATCACTGCTGCTGTGTGTAAAAGCCGCATTAACAACCTGCGAGCGATTAATAAAACCACTCACAGTGATACCACGATCAACCAGTGATGCCTGGGCCATTTCAAAAAGGCTCATCATCGCGTAAGGGTTGCCTCGTTCAGGGCGTTCATACCCAAGACGGGAATAAAGCCCCTGACGAATTGCATCACCTGTTATGTTTCCGTTTCCGGCATAGATATGAGGCGGGGTATTTTTATTGGATGGCGTGGACTCGCGCCCCAGCTCGTTCAACAGCTTTTCACGGGCCATTTCCGGTGTACATGATGCATCTTCCAGACACGCCATTTTGATCCCGTCGTAACGACTGCCGAACAGGCTAAACACTTCACTTATTCCATTGATGCGTTTCTGTTCATTACCAGCAATATTTGCCGCTCCCTGTGGCGGTGTAATCATTCCTTTAATGGTTTCCGGCATATGTAAAAAATCTCCTGTGCGCTTCGATTCAATTCGCGCCATTGCTCTGACGGATGGCAACAATTCATCAGCAAAACCGTGCTTAAGGCATTCTTTCCCGTCCATCCAGGTTTCATCTTCCAGCATGGCGGTAATTTCCTGTGCTGATTTGCCCGTTTTTCTGGCATAAGCAGGGACTAACACGGTTTCCACCTTATCCAGCAAATCAGCATAATCACGCATATCACCAGCATTTCCGCCAGAGATACCCCACGGCTTATGTATCATCATCATGGCGTTTTCCGGCATCACAACACGATCGCCAGCCATTGCGACCACCGAAGCCATTGAAGCCGCAACACCATCGATATAAACCGTAATGTCTGCCGGATGATTCCGTAGCAGGTTATAGATGGCGATGCCTTCAAACACATCACCACCTGGTGAATGGATCCTCAGATTGATATGTGAAACATCGCCAAGGGCTTTCAGGTCTTCCGCGAACTGCTTTGCAGTAACACCGAAGCCGCCAATCTCCTCATAGATAGATATATCCGCCGCTCCGCGAACATCCGCCGCCTTAATGGTGTACCAGCGATTCATTGTTCCCCCACCGATGCAAAACCATTCTGATTAAGCCAGGTGTTTACGGCATGTCTGACAATCTGCGCCACACCTGGTAATGGTTGGTCAGGATGATGATTTATATGGTCGATCCTGTACTGCTTAAGGCGCATAACGGTCTGCGCATCCAGATGAACGGAACCACCTCTGGTATCACCTGTGTTCAGGTCATTAATACAACTCACAGCAACTTCCTCTGACTGACTAAACTATGCACATTATTGATCTATAAAAGTGGTAAATAAACATATTTCTATCATAAAAACAGATTAATTAGATTCAGACACAAAAAAGCCGGATTTCTCCGGCTTCTGTCACTCGTTGCTTAAAACGGTATGTTATCCCCGTACGGATCATCATTCCCCGCCTGTTGTTTTGGTGTGCTTCGCTGTCATAGGCTTTATCTCACAGCAGTAAATTAAAATTTTTGCGTTTTAACCCTTCACCTGTTCACCTTTTGATATTTTCTCTATTAATTCATAATGTTAAGGGGTGAACAGTTTCAAAAAAACTATTCACCAACTGTTCACCACTGTTCACCCTTGAAGCTCAATAAACAATCAAAAAGGTGAACAGTGAATAGTTTGGTGAACAGTTCATAAATAACTGCTCACCCTATAATATACTGATATAAAAGATATTTATGACAGGGTGAACAGTGGTGAACAGTTATTCCATAAGTTTAATTTTTGCTATCGTCATTAGTGACCGATACACATGATGGCATCCAGTCTTCTGATTCCTCCGTCAGTGTCACGTTTGAACGCAAACCGTGCTTCGTTTTCCGTTTCATATACTCCCTGCCATATTCCGCCATTGCCCCCGGCATATCTTTACCGAAGCGCGTCAGTGTTACAGGTTTACCAAACCCATGTGCCCTCATATAAGCCAGATAGGCATGATAGAGATACCTGCGTGGGCTGAATGGCACAATTTCAGCATTACCCACTAACAGGCCATCACACATTACCGACGCCATGAGATAGCCGCAGAAGTCCACCAGCGAATCCCCCTCTCGCTTTATCGCCAGTGCTTCTTCAGATTTCTGCTGCTCATATAACAGGCGTCTGGCTTCGTCCTGGTCAGCAAACCGTGTAAGCAGATGGCGAATCACTACCGCCAGCTCACCTTCTATTTTTTCCGCCAGCATTGGATCACGTTCGTTCTCCGGTACAACTTCCGAAAAATTGAATATCACCCGACGACGTGAGATCCCCCCACTGCGGTCACTGAATGACATGGCGTTATTGTTAACCGCCAGCACTACTGCCGGAATACGCGTTGAGTAGGGGGCTTTGTGTTTCGGGTCAATTGCCACCTTGTCACCGCCTGTAATAGCCTTAATCCCTGCCCCATCACCAGCGTAGCGGGTCATATCCGGCATGATAATCAGCGAAAAGCCAACCACTAACGCGCGTTCCCTTGCATCTTCCAGCGCCTTCATGCTTGCCGATACTGTGTTGGCCTTACCCGCCAGCATGGTGCAAATCTCCGCCATCACGCTTTTACCACTTCCCCCTGGACCTGTTACCTCAATGAATAACTGCCAGTCGTACCGGTTCGCCAGCACCATGAATAATGCAGCCAGTACGCGATCCGCCTTGCGGTCATTCTCAGCCACCGAACGGCGTAACCACTTCCAGAAATTCGGCGCATGTGTTGCCAGCGTTTCCCCCTCTGCTGGTGGGCTGAAAGGTAATTCACTGGCAATTAACAACCAGTCGTTTTTGTTATGCTCCCGAAAATTACCTGTTCTGGTATCAAATACCCCGTTACTGAATCCAATCAGGTTACGGGCTGTATTCCCCATAACAGGCAAACTTAACTTCATGGTATCGACCGCCGATTTAATGGCGTTCTGCGAATAGCTGATCTCCGCATCAATGAAAATCTGCGCCATAGCTCGCTGTAATTCTTTATCCTGTACTGGCTCCCATACAACGCCGTTGTAATGGTGAACAGTGTCAGAGTCAGCATGAATCGCCAGTTCACCGCCATAATGTGCCAGGAGAACTTCGCCGCGTTGACTTGCTCCCATCTGGTTAAGCGCCAGTGATGAAGCGTTATCGTCTTTTACCCGCTCTTTTTTCTTTACAGGCAGTTCAACTACCTTTTTCTTTTCCGCCAGCTCTGCCCGTTCACGTTCCAGATATTCACGCCAGTTCTCCCGTTTCTGGCTGTGCATTCCTTCAGGGTAATAATCAGCATCCCTGACACCTGCCTCTGCCAGTTTCTGCCCGATGGTATTAACAAGCCCCGGACGCAATAACCCCGCCTG